CCACCTTGAACATATACTCTTAGTGGATCAGTTGTATTTTGGTCGAGCATAACTTCTTTAATCTGTTCAAAGGCTCTTTCTGATACTTGTATCATATTATCCTCTTGTTAGATTTAGAATTTTCTGTATCTGAGTTTCTAAAACAGTTTTACGATTTGGCCAATGAATATATGGTTGTTCGTGCGTCTTCAATAACTTTGTAAGAAAAGGTAATACTATCTTTTCTACCTGTTGAAGTCTCGCTTTATATTCTTCTACTGTTTCATCTTTCTCAGCGATAACTGCTTCATATTCGGCTTCATCAACTGTGGTGAAACCAAAATCATCATCGCCATATTCGGCCATTATTTTAGTTATATCATATTTTATATCAGCCATTACTTGCTCCAGTTTTTTGCGGCATTAAAGTTTTGTTGACTAAACTCCATTCTATCAACAAGTTTTAATGCACCGCCTGATAACTTATCTACTGCGACAAAACCCTCTGGTCCAGTTACTTTGAAACCAGAATCTGTTTTGACAAATGTATCTACAGAAGATTTAATTGTTTCTAATTTACGGACAATCATAACTTTTGCGTCAACAATTAAGTTCATTAAATCGAAAATGTTCTTTAATTGTGCGGCATTACCTCTAAAGAATCTCATTATTTCATTCTTTTCAGCAATTCTTTTCTTTTTAGTATCTTCTTTTTTTGCCGCCAATATTTCTTTATTCAATTTATCCTCAACCCATTTTATCAGTTCTGTAGTGTGTTGTTGGGTATTTTTGATTTGTTCGCCGGATCTAACTTTGGTATTATTAAAAGTTTTGATATACACATTAAATGTTTCGTTTGTTGATATACGATTCAAAACTGTTGGCACTAATGTTTGAAATACACGACCGGCCTGTGTTAGAACTTGAGTAATCTTTTTCGTTTCTTCTTCTGTAAATGTTGCGGTGCCTGAAGCATCAACAAATGATGCGTCACGGAACCAAACATCTTTTGTTGTTGACAAGTTACCAATGTCAATATTAAATGATGCCTTCAAAGTGTCCATTGAACGACCATTGTATGCAGTATGAAAAACAATACCAATTTGTGCAGCAAGCATCTTTTTAGCCATCATTGATTCAGAAGGCACAGCATACACAATCGTATTTGGTTGAAATGTAATGTATGATTTTCCTTCTATGGTATCTTTCTTCAAATCACCTTTCGCAAACATCATGTCGCCTTGAAGTATGCCTTTGATTCCTAGTTTTGGTAGGTAAGCCAAAGCCATTTTTAATTTACCATTGAGACCCTCACCAGGATGATTTCGGTTAATATCTTCATCTGTATAGTTCAACTTTGGTTCTTTATTGAATACAGACTTGGTGCCAACAAAAAACTTACCATTATCTGGATTGATACCGCAAATTACAGCTGGTGCACCATCCCATTTTGTAGTGACATTGGTCTTTGATTGTGCATGGCCTGCCAACATATCACGAAGCGAACGGAGAAAATTAATAGACTCACGAGCGCCATTGACACCACGATTTAGAACATTGTCTTCCAAATGTTCTAAGTGGAGATTGGCACCTTCTTTAGCGCCTTCTGTTAAGAATTCTTTGAAGTTCATTTTTTACTCTAATTTTATGAAAGGCCCGGATAAATCAGAAGAAGATGAGGCATAAGAAATTGCTTCCGTGACAAATAAATCTTGTGCTTTTTTAGTTGTGATTATGTCTATTAATTGACACCCTAGAAATTTACTAAAGCACCACGAAACTCCCTTTTCATTAGCCTCTTTTATAAATTCTTTATTCGAAAGTTTGTTATCTTTAGAATATTTTTTGTAGTTTGAATAAAAAATATCATATACTTGCACATCATTTTTTTCTAAGCCGGATCGTAACACTCTAACATCCATCAACTGAGGTAGTTTTAATTTCCTCAGAACAGATTGTATTGGGCCATATGACAATTTACCCTGGTTTGCATTTTTACCTTTGATCTCGCCTTGAAAGGTTTCTGGAAAAGTTCTAAACTGTATTTTACCATCGACTGTAAAATATATGTAAACATCTTTACCACCAAAAAATCCCTGAGTGCCTGTTGTGTAACTTTCAAACTTTACAATTTTCTTTTTAACATCTACATTATAATAAGAAATGTGTGCGGATCCCTTCATTATCTTTAATGATACACCAATAATGTCTTTTGTTTTTATATTCTCCAACATTATATTATTCAGTTCTACAATGTTTTTTGCTTTACTGAAATCTACTTTTTCTCCCTTTGGTGTGACCATATAAATGTCTGCCGGGCTCCACTTATTTAAGTTTGTGAAAGCTTTTTCTACTCTATTCAATTTTTTCCAATGATCTTGTAATTTATTCACCCAGTCGGAGCCCCGATGAAAAATATATTGTTTATTTTTGAAATTTTTAAATAATTCTTCCGCACCTAATATAGAAGAGTTTCTCCAGTCTTCATTCAATTTATTTTCTATGTTCGAAAGAGTTTCATCAGTTTTAGATTTCGAATAGGCTTTTTTAATGTCTTCTTTACTATATGTTTTTGTCCCTGCCCATTTAGCTTGTGCGTAAATTGCTTGAGCAGATTCTCCCAATTTGGTAACATCAGCGCCAGCGCCAGAACCTCCGCCGCCACCAAATTCTTTATTTTTCTTTAAATCACTTAATTTGTATAATCCAATTACTTTTTTATTTTTTGTGACAGTAAGGACGGTTCCCTTTAAGTCTTTTTTACCACTAATTTTTTTGATCAACTCATTATCAACATCAAACACAACTTTAGATCCATCATTTAATTCAAATGGGTCTTTAGTTTTCATTTTTGTGACAAAAAGTTCCCGTCTATGATCATACTTGTATAGTTCAGTTTGAGATAGTGATGACATATGATTATTCCGTATTTAATTGGAGTATTTATCCTAAACGATCACCGGATAATGTCAAGCTCCTTGTCTCCAGTCCACACCTCAATTTCTGAACGAATTCTGTTTTCAGCCTTCAAAGTTTCAAACCGATTGCCTGCTTTCTTTTTCCACCAATCAATAATGTTTTCCAGTTGAAACTTGTCATAGTTTTCTTTATCTGGCACCAGTTTATCTGTTCTACCCATGACAACATCGGCAAAATTAGAGAAGCCATAGTTGGAAGTGTAGTATCGTTTTTTCTCTGTGAAACTCAACGCTTTGGTTATGGTGTTTTGAAATCTCTCACCCTCAGGTGTGCCTTTGAGTGTAGCTTTTGTAAGTGCAATGATACGATTAGAAATCTTCAACTTGCGGCTAGATGCGTCAGCCGGCACAATCTCACCAACAATATTCTCCACATAATTTTTCAAATCTTCATATGGTTTGCCATGCATCATTGGTAGAAAATCGGAGTCGGTCAAACCCTTGAAACGCAAATAAGGTTTCATGCCATCATATTGTGAAGATGCCTTTGAAGAACCATAAAGACTGGTTGTTTCAAACATACAAGTGTTCATATCATACTTGGCATTCAACTTTTCACGCACCCAATGTGAACAACAAATAGCAGCCAACAACTTGCCGCCAAGATAGTTGTAACCAAAAGGTTGAGCAGGCACAATCACAAAACCCATGATGGTGGTGTTGTTAAACGCTGAAGCTGATTCTTTTGTTTGTGTGAAAACACCACCAAGAAGTTCATTTCGTGGTTTCATATTGATAACTGGTGAACCAAGACGAATGAAACCAACCCACTTTTTTGTTTTCTTCTCTAAGATAGCCAAACGAAAACAACGACCAGGAATACTGGTCATATTTGCATGACTTGAAATCATGTTCAAATAAATGTCCCAAGTATCTTGAGGCAATTCAACCAGCTCAAAGTCCATTTCATTTGGATGCATGGTAAAATCTGAAAACAAATCTTCTTCAGGTCCCATGCCAGGCAAAGTAACAGGCCTGTCCGATAGCGAATTTAGTTTTTGGTCACGAATATAATCTTCAATGCCATTAAAGTGATCAAAGTATGAAGAAAAAATATTAGCGCAATGAACCGCTTGTTCCTTTGTTAATGTCATACTTTAAAACCATCAAACTTACGATTGAATTTGCCTTCACGATTACCAAATGTATTCAAAGGTGGTGTGTCATCAACTTGACCAGAATCAACGATACCTGTCTGTGCCAGTTGTTCAACATCATATAACTTCATCTTAGCTCTATCAACACCAACCACGAATCGTTTATTCAGATTCGGATCACCAAATCGATTCTTCAATTGCTTGACCATGATTTGATTCAACTGTTCCAGTTCTTCAGTAGAAATCAAAGCAAACATGAAGTCAGCAGTCGCTGGAAGACCGAACGATTCAGAAGTATCTTCTAGACCCGGATCAGAATTAGTAAAACCAGACCGAGTTGTTTGTGTAGCAGAAACAATTGGTAGATTAAATTCTACCGCAAGACCACGAAGTTCTTCAGCAATTGCCTTGATATAAGAATACGAGTTAACATTGGCGCCAGGTTTGATGCGAGCCGATGAACAGATATTCAAATAATCGATGAAGATGATTTGGGGCACGAAGTTCTTTTTCAGATGCAATTCATTCAACAAAGAACGGAAGTGTAGAGCATTGGCCGCAGCAGTCGGATACTCTTTGATAATCAACTTGCCGTGAGTCTTTGTTCGAAGTGATTCAAACTTGCGATCATACTCCATCTTTGTCATGGTATGAAGGTCATTCATTGTTACATTCAAAAGATTGGCATCGATACGCTCAGCGATTCGTTCTTCTGCCATTTCAAGTGTGATGTAGAGAACATTTTGTCCTTGAGATAGACAAGATGCAGCCACATGACACATGAACATGGACTTACCAACACCAG